GGCGCTGCACCATCCCGACGATGCATTGCCCGCCACTATCGGAGGTGAGTGGTCTTGTCAACCCAATCAGCGTCGGCGAAGGCGAGCCTGACACGGCCATGGCCGGCCGAACAGGTCGAGCTGTGGCCGATCGAACGGTTGATACCGTATGCGAACAACCCACGGCTTCACAGCGCGGTCGATATCAAGAGGATCGCCGCCTCCATCCTCAAATGGGGGTGGACCAACCCGGTCCTGGCGGACGAGCACGGCGTACTAATCGCCGGTCACTGCAGGGTCGCGGCCGGCGCGATGTCGGGGCTGACGGTGCCGATCCCGGTGATCGTCGCGCACGGCTGGAGCGAGGAGGAGAAGCAGGCCTATCGCCTGGCCGACAATGAATTGGCGGCGCGGGCGAGCTGGGACCGGGATCTGCTCCGCAACGAGCTGCATGATCTAAAGTTCAGCGGTTTCGACCTGGAATTGATCGGCTTCGAGCCCGACCGGCTTGAGGACATCCTGGCCGGTTTGGGGTCGAGCGGTCTGACCGATCCCGACAGCACTCCGGAAACATCCGAAAACCCGGTCACTCAGACCGGCGACGTATGGCTGTTGGGAGATCACCGGATCGGCTGCGGCGACAGCACCAGCGCGGCGGACGTCGAACCGGTGTTGGCGGGATCGCGGCCTGATCTGATGGTCACCGATCCGCCCTATGGGATCGACTACGATCCGTCCTGGCGAGCGCAGTGCAGCCGCGATACCGATAGGCTCGCACGAGGCAAGGTGCTCAACGACGATCGCGCCGACTGGCGGCAGGCTTATGCATTGTTTACTGGCGATGTCGCTTATGTCTGGCACGCGGCTCTGCTCGGCGACGTCGCCGCCGTCGGGTTGGCAACTTGTGGGTTCCAGTTGCGCGCGCAGATCATCTGGGCGAAGCAACATTTCGCGCTGAGCCGTGGCGATTATCACTGGAAGCACGAATGCTGCTGGTACGCCGTGCGCGAGGGCAAGACCAGCTACTGGCAAGGCGACCGCACGCAGACCACAGTCTGGGAGATCGCCAATGGTAATCCATTCGGCAATCGACAGCGCGAACAGAGCTTTGGCCACGGCACGCAAAAGCCGGTCGAGTGCATGCGCCGCCCGATCGTCAACAACAGCCGGCCCGGCCAGCTGGTCTATGACCCGTTTCTTGGGTTGGGCACCAGCCTGATCGCGGCCGAAATGACCGGCCGCAGCTGCTGCGGTCTCGAGATAAGCCCCCGCTATGTCGATGTCATCCTGCGACGTTGGCAAGCCTTCACCGGGCGGACCGCGATCCATCAAGCGTCGGATCAATCATTCGACGAGCGCGCCGCCAGTCGGGACCGAGATCGATCAGGCTCAGCCGATGGCTAGAAAAGCGTTTGTCGTCAATGAGGCGACCCGCGAAAAAGTGCGCCACCTGGCTGGGGTCGGTGTCCGCCAGGACGACATCGCCAAGATCACCGGGTGCGCACCGAAGACCTTGCGCAAGCGGTGTCGTGATGATCTCGACCGCGGTGTGGCTGAGGCCAATGCCATGGTCTCCGGCTATTTGTTCGCCGCCGCCAAGGCGGGCAATGTCGCGGCACAAATCTTTTGGTTGAAAACACGCGCAAGTTGGCGCGAAGCGGCGGCGGACCGCCCGGTTCAGGACAGCGACGCCGACGCGCAGTCACCAGTAGTCCTCTTGTTGCCCGATAACGGCCGAGACCCCGAGCTGACGCGAGCGCTGCGAGACGCACAGGAGAAGCACTTGTCGAGAAAACCGCAGCGGTAACGGCGTGAACGGCAGACGCGATCGGAAGGGCGGGCGTGAAAGCCAAAAATACAGTGGGTGCTCTCCTTCAGAGCACCGTTCACCGGCTTCCTCACGCCGTAAGCAGGTGGCCTGGGCTCTCGGCAGGTGATGCATGGCATTTCCATTCGCAGCAACAATCGCCGCGCAGCCCGGACCGCAGACGGAATTTCTGCGGAGCTGTGCCGACATCTGCATCTATGGCGGCGCCGCAGGTGGGGGGAAGACCGCCGGACTGATCCTGGAGCCGCTGCGCCATGTCGGCCGGATTGCCAATTTCGCCGCCGTGTTCTTCCGCCGCACCATGCCCCAGATTACCAATCCCGGAGCGCTCTGGGATGAGAGCCTGAATTTCTACCCCCGGCTCGGCGGCACTCCGCATCTGAGGATGCGCGAGTGGCGCTGGCCGCACGGCGGCAAGATCAAGTTCTCTCACCTACAGTTCGAAACCACGGTTTACGACTGGCAGGGTGCGCAGATTACGTTGATCTGCTTCGACGAACTGACACATTTTTCGGCGCATCAGTTCTTTTACATGCTCAGCCGGAACCGCTCGACCTGCGGTGTGCGGCCTTATATCCGCGCCAACTGCAACCCAGACGCGGACTCTTGGGTCGCCGATTTCCTGGCGTGGTGGATCGATCCCGAGAGCGGACTGCCGATCCCCGAGCGGGCCGGGGTTCTTCGTTATTTCGTCCGCATTGCCGAGAAAATTGTGTGGGCCGATCGACCCGAAGAATTGATGCAAGACCTCTTACGGGGCCACGGTCTGCCGCCGGGCATCGACCCGCCGCTGCCGATGAGTGTCACTTTCATCCCGGCGACGGTATTCGACAACCCGGCGCTGCTGCGGGTCAACCCGGAATATGTCGGCTGGCTATTGTCGTTGCCGATACTTGAGCGCGAACGGCTACTGGGCGGTAATTGGAAGATCAGACCCGCAGCGGGGCTGTACTTCAGGCGTGAGTGGTGTGCCGTCGTTGACGCGATCCCGGCCGACCTCGACGTAGTCCGGTATTGGGATCTCGCCGCCACTGAAAAAACCGAGTTCAACGACCCCGACTGGACGGTCAGCATCAAGCTCGGCCGCGACAAGAACGGCGGCTACTGGCTGTTGGATATGGTGCGGGCGCGAGCCAACCCGGGCGATGTCGAACGATTGTTGCGCAATACCGCCGAGCAGGACGGCAAAAAGGTCCGCATCGGGTTTGGCAAAGATCCGGGGCAAGCCGGCAAGAGCCAGGCACTTCATCTGGTACGCGCCCTTAGCGGCTTCAGCGTCACGCCGGCCCCCGAAAGCGGCGACAAGCTGACGCGGTTCGGGCCATTCAGCTCGCAGTGCCGCGCCGGCAATGTGAAGGTCCTGCGCGCCCCTTGGAACGAAGACCTGTTCCGCGTCCTCGAAGGGTTTCCCGAACTCGCCCACGACGACGAAGTCGATGCCTGCGGCGGGGCCTTGGAAATACTCAATCCTGACATCAAGGGCTACGCCATCTACGAGCTCTACCGCCAGAAGGCCGAGGAGCTGCTCGCTAAGCAGCAGCGCGACAAACCGCAACCCACCCAATCCACATGGGCCATTGGCTCCATGGAATGATTCGCCGATCAGAACAAATCGAGCTGAACCCGCAGCTCTTGTGGCGAAGTGTGTGCACGAGTCCTCGGGCCGCCTCGCGTGCACGACCGGGTGGCGATGCACACCTCGCTCAACCGCCTCGCCCAGCTCGAGGCGGGCGGCGCCCGCATCTTCTTCGGCCACGATGGTGACTTCTGGCGGGCGGTCCCGCAGGCGCCCACAGCAATCGGCTAGTGGTCGTCGGCACTGGTCCAAGCTCAGCAGCGTTCCGAGGAGGTTTCAATGCCTATGCGTCTCGAAGGCTCCTGTCGCTGCGGCGTGATCAGCTTCAGCGTCGACCGGCGGCCGGGTCAGCTTCCGCTGGAACGACTGCCGGCATCACGACAAGAGGAAGGTCATGACCCTTGCGGCCGACGAATTCATCCGACGCTTCCTACTGCACGCGTTGCCGGGCGGGTTTCACCGCATCCGCCATTACAGCTTTCTTGCTAACCGCCGGCGCGTCGACAAACCCGCGCTGTGCCGCACGCTGCTCGCAGTTACCCGGAGATGACGCGCCGCTCGGCAGTCGCGAAACGCGCCGGCAATTCGCCGATCACGCTCTCGATCTCTGCCCTTGCTGTGGCGGGAGGATGGAGGCGATCGCGTCGCTCCCGCGATCATGGCAGGTGAGCTTTTGGGCTTGGAACGACAGTTCATGACCGCTGCGCGCCTGCCGATGATCATCGTGTCGCTGGACCCGGTCGCAGCAAGCGACGGTGGCGACGAATTCCTGCGCCGGAAGCGCCGCCCGCAACTCGCGTTTGCTACCCGCGCTGGATCGGCGCTACTCGTACGACGCCGTCAGGCGGCGGTGCACCGGTGTCGTCGGCCCATTCACCGCCCCTCGCGCCCGTCAATGTGACCGCCCCGCGGCGATCACCGCGTTCAATTCCCCATACCCCCGCCTGGCGGCCCGCGGTTTAGCTCAATCCGGGTTTCAACGAGATCGCATTCCGCCGTGTCTGTGGCCGGCCTCATGCCATGCGATCTCGGAGAAACCTCAGGGATTACCTCAGGGATTATCACGTAGAGGGGCCGGCCGGGTATGGGTGGACAACTTAAAAGCCGCGCAGTGGCTTCCCCTGGACTATGAATATGCGCGACATGGCCCCACCCGCACGCTTGTCGCGGGCGATGAGAAAAAAAGGAGGAGCGCATCGATGCGAACGACGCACCGCCGATATTGGGTCTTTTTCCTGCTGTTTCTGTTCAGCGCCATTGCCTATCTCGATCGCGTCAACATGTCGGTCGCCGGGAAGCCGATCGCGCAAGAATTCGCACTGTCGCCGGTAGCGCT